AGCAGACGCTGGCAACCGACCAATATCAGGTAGCGAGCCAAAGCGAGCCGGCGCGAATCGTTCCGGCCCCAGGCTGCACATGGCCGACTACGCAGGAACGCCTGGAAGCGGTCGAGGTGAATTACACGGCAGGATACGCCAATGCGGCATCAGTTCCGCCGGGGCTCAAGCTGGCCGTCCTGCTGCTTGTAAATCACTGGTATCGGACCCGTGAGCCAGTCAATATCGGAACCAGCGTGACGCCGATCGCGCTAACGGTCGAGGCTCTGCTTTCGCAGCATTGGCATGGGCAGGTGACGTAATGGCCTACAGGTGGACTCCGACTGGAGAACTCAATCGGCGAATCACCATCATCGCCAAGACCGAGGAGCCGGACGGCGAGGGCGGTCGCCGAAAAGTTGAATCTCCGATCGGTGAGTTCTGGGCAAAGATCGAACCGCTGACGGGAACCGAATCCGTGTTCGGGCTGTGGAAAGGTGCAATCCAGAGGTACGGAGAGGTGACGCACGCGATCAGGATGCGTTATCAGCCGGGCGTGACAATCGACGGAACGATGACGATTAGATACGGCGGGCGGGAGTTGCACATTGTGTCGGTGTTGGACGTCGAAGAGGCCCACAAGGAGCTACTGATTGCAGCGGTCGAGGGCGTATGAGTCTCGGCACTATAAAGATCGAAGGCGTTGATGACCTGATTCAGCGGGTCAACGCTCTCGTTCCTAAATCGCGAACAGCCGTTAAGCGTGCACTGCGTAAGGCGAGCAGGCCTATCGTAGCAGCCGCGAGGGCTCGCGCTCCGAGAAGTACGGGTTCGCTGGCCGCCGCACAGGACGCAATCGCCCGCGAAGGTAAAACGCTTTACGAGGTGATAGGGGCGAAGCGAGGGAAAAAGAGTGCGGCGCGTAAGCGAGCTGAGGCGTCCGGCCGGAGATTGGAGCCGGCAAACTACGCCCACCTGCAGGAAAGGGGCGTAAGGCCGCACAGTCTTGGCAAGGTGCGCACCGAGGTGTTGATGACGGTACTGGCCGGAAAGAAAAGGCGCAAGCGGATTGTGGCCAGATGGAATGACGCAGGGGCTCACCATCCTGGGCACCCCGCCCAGCCGTTTTTGGGTCCGGCGTTCGAGGCGCGCAAGGCTGAAGTATTGCCGGCGCTAAAAAGCGAACTCTTGAAGGTTCTGGAGTCTGCCGGATGAACATCGACGCAGACATAACGAGCCTGCTCAGCGACGATGCCGAGGTGAACGCCATCGTTAACAAGAAAGTCTATCGCGACATTGCGGCGCGGCAAGACGATTACCCGTATGTGATTTTTCGCCGCCCGGATTCGCAGGCGTTCGATGACGCAGAAGGCGCTGTGTTCGAGGAAAAGCATACCGTCTACGTGGATTGTGTAGGTTCTACGCCGGCCCAGGCGAAGGCGGTTGCAAAAGCTGTGCGGGCCGCGCTGGCCGGGAGCAACTTTGACTACCAAGGCCAGATGGGCGGCTGGGCAGAGGACTATACCGGGTACGAGGATACGTTCACGGTGATTCGCCAGGTCTACGAAATCTGGGGACTTGAGGATTGAGGTGATTTATGGCTGGAACTGGCTATGCGTGGAAGGGTACGGTTTTAACGTTCGGAAATATTGTTGCTGGTCTGCTCAGTTGTCGCGACAACGAGACCGGCGAACAGCTTGACGTAACTGACGCCGCCAGTGATCGCAAGGAATACGAGGCTGGCTATTCCGACGCGGAAGTGACCTATCAGGTCAAGGGTGCGGTGGCGCCGGCCATCGGCACCACGGCCGAACTGAGCATCCTGTGGGGTCGTACCGGCGAAACGGTGAGCTACGGCCCGTATACCGTGGTGAGCTGTAGTCGCAGTGGGGATCGGGGCTCGATTGTGACCACCGACGTCACGCTCAAGCCGGCTATTGCAGCCGCCGGAGGTGGCTCGTGAGTCTGAAGGACACGATTCTCGGTGAGCAGAACACCAGGCTCCCGGTGCACACCGTTAGTGATTCTGGCTGGAAAGACGCAGACGGTAAGCCGGTGACGGTCTATGTGCGTGAATTGTCTGGCCTGGAACGTGCCCTGATGTATTCGGCGTATGACCGATTCAAACAGTCGCAAGGCGATGACGACAACGACGAGCACCATGATGCGTTCGTGCTCGCGTGGACGCTGATGGAAGATCCCGCTGGCCGTAAGCGGATCTTCTCTGACGCCGACGTGCTCGCGTTGCAGCGAACCAGTTCGAAAGTGCTTAGCAAGTTGGCCCGTTTCGCCGGCAAGGTCAATGGGCTTGGAAGGTATGCCGAGGAGGTGATGCCCTTTCGAGCTGAGGCGCAACCGGGAGCTGCTGATGTGGCACCGAGTGGCGGAGATGCTGGGGTGCACGGTGACAGAGGCTCAGGCCCGGATGACGTCACGCGAGTTCGGTCTGTGGTGTGCGAAGTACGCAATTGAGCCTTGGGACGGCAGCCGATTGGAATACCAGCTTGCACTGATTGCAGCGCATATTTTCAGTTGGCTGTCCGGGAGGCCGCAGGCCCTAAAGAAGTTTGCCCCCTACCTCGATTTGCCGGACGAAGCGGACGCGCAAGACGAGGACGAGATGAGGGCGATCATGGAGGCCCATCGTGGCACGCTCTGAAATAGGACCGCTAAACGTCGTCATCGGGACCGACATCCGCGGTCTGGAGCAAGGGCTCGACCGCGTAAAGCGCAAGACCAAAGAGACCGCCAGCGAGATCGGCAAAATGGGCAACATGCTGGGCAGCAGCAGGTATGCCCGTTCTATCGAGGGACTGACGCAGGGGCTGGGTATCACGACGTCGGCCGAAATACGGGCAATGACCCTGAAGGGCGCGACGCTCGCCGCCGCTTTCGTGGCCGGCTTCAAGATCAGCGACAACGTGACCCGCGAATTCGACGTATTCAGCGGGAATATCGCCAAGATGTTTGACCCGCGAACGTGGCGCGGCAACTGGGAAGGCGCGAGGACCTACGCTGGCACATCGGCGGATTACTTGTCGCACGGGCTCCGAGCCTTTGGGCTGGGCTGGGTGTCCAACATCATTGACGATTACAGCGACCTGGCAGGCCGGAAAGCGGCCTACGAGGAACGCAAGGCCGAAGAGTCCCGCTGGCGCCAGATCACCCATCGGGCAGCGAACTACGCCCGCGGAATTCAACTGTCCACCGCCGACACCTACGCTGAGATTGGCATTGCCGGTATGCGAGGCATTGAACGCCAGCTTGCCGAGTTGGAGAACCGCCGAGCATCGGAACGGCGGAAGCTTCGCGCCGACTTCGACGCCGTCCCCGGTCGGACCGGGACCGAGGCCCGGGCGCTGGCTGCTGCTGAGCGGGCCGTCGAGGACAAATACCTCAGCGACCGAGCGGTGCTGTTGCGAGACTACAAGCGCACCCAGGATGAGCTGGTTCGGTCCAGCAAAGACGAAGTGACCATCCTGGGCGAGAAGCTCCAGCGAGGGGAGCACGCAGCCCAGTTGAAGGCGATCGAGCTCCGGTATGCCAAGCAGATCCGCGAAGCCGAATGGGACGGCCAGGCCGCCGTAGCGGATCAACTGCGATATCAGCAGGCCGTAGAGTTGAACGAAGCGCGCCGCATCCAGGCTATCGAACGAAAGCAGGAACGGGGCGACCTGCTGACCGAGATCGGTACAGGGGCCCTGAACCTGCTTGGACGCGGTGCGGACGCTGCCCGGCTGCAACTCAATCGCGATATTGAGGCACGCATCACGCAGGCCAGGGAATCTCTCAAGGGGCTGGAACTGCAGGAGCGACTTGGGCAACTTGAAACCCTCCGCAAGATCGGCATGGCCGAGATCACCATGCAAGGCGGCGTCGGCGTCAGTAGCGGCTCCGAATTTATCGGCGCAAGAAAGCGGGTATCTGGCCTGAGCTACGAGCAAGTGGCTGCGGCGGCTGGCGAAGTGGCTAACGCTGTTCGCGTCGAGGGGTGGGACCGGCAGCTTGAGTTATTGGAGCGAATCGCCGATGCGATCGGCGCAGCCGGCGTGCCTGGGAGGGCGTCATGAGCGTCAGGTGGTTAGTGCAAGACGCAGAGCTTGTCGAAGATCGCGGCGAATACGTCGGCGCGGTGCAGCACGTTATGGCGTATGTCACGAGCGGCCGCACGCCAACGGAAATCGTGCAAGCCGCGCTTGACGAAGTGGGTATGCCGCAGACCGGCGATGCTCTGAGTGCTGAATACCCACGGCTGTGCGTCATCAGCCGGCGCGGCAAGGTAGTTGGGAAGCGAAAAGGCGCGGGCCACTTCGTACGCGTGCGGATAGAGTACGCACTTGAGGCTCCGTCGCGTGGCTATCCGATTCGCGGCGGCACGGCGGTTAGCCAGATCATCACCAGGAAGGATAAGAATGGGAACTGGATCAGCTACACGTATGACGGGGTGACAGAATACAAGGAAGTTCCCGTGTTCGCGGCCGAAGCCTTCGAGGTACGAAAGACGGTCGAAGAGACGAACAACCCGGAAGAGGTTGCGCGACAATACATCAACAAGGTCAACTCCGACACGTGGTGCGGTGGAGCTCCCGGGAAATGGTTATGCACGAAGGCGGAGTACGTGCTTCTCAATGCAGCGACCGATCCTGACCGATGGGAGTTTACGTGGGAGTTCCACAAGTCGGCCGAGCCGAATGGCTGGAAACGGTACGTAGTGTATCGCAAGCCGAACGGCGATATTCCCAGCGACATTGAGACCAAAGGCGAAGGACTGAAAGAAGTCGAATGGCATGACGAGGTAGCTTTTTCTGGCAAGTTTCCGCCGGGATAGTCTTAGGCATGAGTGACTCACTGAGCCCAAGGCGATACGAGCAGCGCGGCGGAATCCCAAGCC